AAGCAAATACCGGCAACGATTAGGAGTGTAAGTGAATTGATTATCATTTTGCCCTTTCTTGTAAGCAGCCCTTGCTTACCAGAAAAGTGTGACACAGCTAGTGCGATTTACCCTGCTGATTTTGACAATGAAACATGAACATTAGGTAAACACTCGGCATCATCCATTTGATCGTCAATGTTGCGGATAATGTCGTTACCGAGCGCGCCCGTATCTCTTACCTGACACAACAAAAGTACCGTCCTTTTCTAAGTTAATGATGCTGACCTGCACATTTGTTCCGATCTCCTCGATGACAATGAACGCCTGCTGCCAGTTCATCGTGCCTTTAGTGTAATGAGCCTGCCTGACATCCATAAGATGTCCTGCCTCCCACCCACGCAGGATACGGCCTATACGGCCTCCAGAAGCCTCTGTAAAGGCTGATTGACCTGCCCTGTGAGTGTGTCCACAGATAACGCTTAAACCGTGCCTACGAGCCGCTTCAAGGGCTGTAAGACCAGGTGTAGGCTTTACGCTCTGCTCATCGCCATGAACTGCCACAATGCCCCTAGCAATGGCATACGGCTTCTTGTGATAGGTAATGCCTAACTCATCGAGCTTCATGAACTTCTCAAAGCGTAACTCAGGCAATGCCAAGAATGCAGGAATCTTCTTCATTGTGACGTTATATAGCCGGTCTGTGTGATTACTACGGATCATGTGAGCTTCTTTAGAGTGCTCGACTAATGACCAAAGAACCTCGACTGTTTCATCGCGGTCAGCAGCTAGTGTTTGTTCGTACCATCCTGGAGTGTTCTCTGTCCATCTAGATATCTGTGGGAGATCGATTTCATCTCCAAGAGTAACGACAGAATCGGGGCGGTACGCCTTAATAAAACTTGCAACATTTTTAACAGCAACTGAATCGTGATAGGGAACTTGTAAGTCTGGAACTACAACAGTTCTTTTCATTCATCCTCATCGTCATACCAGTCTGGCTCTGGGATATTTGGGTTGATTGGAGTAGGCAATATCCATTCCGGATATGCGCTTCTCTCAACAATAATGGCAAGTGCCAAATCAACTGTGAAACCTGCGCGGCGCAATGCTCTAAACATTTCATGCACACCAATAGCCCACGCATCTAGTTTGGAATAACCTTCATCCACTAGCTTCTGAGTTGCTTTTCTAGCCATGTGTAAATTGTCACCTCTCCAATAAAGAAATGATTGTTTCGACACGCCCTTCAAGTCGATTCAATCTGTCATTCATCGACGAACCACCATTAGGTTTTAGTTCAGCCAAGTAATGCTTTACTAGCCAGCGGACTGATCCTGCAAAGCCAGTAACGATTGAGATAACTGCAACTGCTAGAGCCGCCCAATTAAGGGCGGTCATTATGCTTTAATGCCCATGCTTGGATCGTTAGGATTTAACCAACGAATAATTGGTGGCAAGCATGATGAAAGACCAGCAGCGATTAACGCCTTTGGCTCGGTCACACCAGCTGCTGCTAATGAAAGAACTGCTACTAAGAATGCTCTAGCCCATGAGCCTGCTGCTGTTTTAAGGTCGTTCATTTATTTGCTCCTAGCATCGGGATATCGAACCAGCTACCATTCTGGTCGCCTTCTTTAGTAAAGCTAATATGGATATGGTGATTGTGCTGATTAATCCCATCGTAAGTACGCCAACGCCAAGCTCTTTTAGAACTGGCAATTTTACCGGCAAAGATGACATATGCAATGCGTTTGTCTGTCTTGGCACATATGCGTATTTGGTCGGCAAGATAAGCACCTGTGCTGGGGCGTGAGTCGAAGTCCTTATCCACATCAATAGCCCTGACGATTCCGTTAGACGGATCGGGATTGTGGTCACTCTTACGATTGGAATGTGCGGCATCGCCTATCCAACCATCAGACTTTCTATCGCGGTCAGGAAATGAATCATCAATCTGCTCACGAAGTTGTTGCCCTGCTTTACAAAGTAAAGGCTTCACGCTTAGCAATCATTTCATCGTAGGTTGATTTAAGCATTGATGTGTATTCGTTATTTCCTCTATCAATAATTACATGCTCAACAGTTTCGCCTGTTAGGTCATCTTTTATTGCAATGATTTCAATAGACATTATAACTCCGCACTAAAGCCTAAGTAGGCTGAGGTTGAATTGTTAGCAGTTAGCATTACGATTTGATTTGCTGAAAAGTTTGTTGGGAAAGTAAAAGAAATTGTTGGATAATTAAGCGAAGTATTTGATAAAGCAACGCTTGAAATAGCTACAGCAGATGAGCCAGGAATACCAATAGCAAGGGTTGAACTATCTATGCTAGTTGGCAATGTTCTCATTGTCACTGGTAAAGCAACGCTCGCTCTACCCGAAGTGTTAGAAATAAGAGAAGCAACTCCAATAACTCCATAAGAACTAATTTCACCTGTGCGATAGTAATATCTTTGGCAAGCAGCCAATTCGCCTTGAATAGTTCCTGTTGCGGTTTCAAAGGCTGTAGCAACAGAACCTGTTTCTAATTGAACACCCCAAATGTCAAGTGTTTGAGCAGTATTCTTAGCATTGGGCTCGATGCGGATTGAAAGCCATGATGTTGCAGCAATAGTCTTGCCAGTTAAAGACCCTAATGTGACTGTATATGAGTAACGAACCCAGCCAGTTGTTGTTGTAAATGTGGTCGAATTAGTTACTTCTGACGATCCACCAGAACCAAAGTATTGATTGACATACGCTGTATAAGTACGAGCTGCATCTGCTTTAGCCCAAAAGGATAGAGTAACTGTTCTGCCTGCAAAAGTGCGTACATCTTCTACCGGCTGATAATAGAAGGCTGCATAAGTCTGACCTGTGCCAGCAGTTGTCTGTGCATAACGATAAAAGTATTGACCTTCGTATCCTGCAACTGGTGCTGTGCCTGGTGTGAAAGATTGGCGTGAGATAGTTACTGCACCATTGCCATCGTAATAATAAGCAGTTCTGTCTGCTGTGTAAGTAATTCCACCATTACCAGTAAATGATGAACCGCGTTGCCAGATGTTAAAGTCACCATTGATGATGGCGTTCTTGCCAGCATAGAAGTTCTGTGTCTGACCAATAAGGTTAATTGTTCCGTTGGTATCGTTAATGTCCGAAGCGGAGAACACATCTCCGTTCGCGTAAGTAGTCTTTGCTGGTAGTCCAACAGCCATTAGCACACCTCTTTCATAGGGTCAATTCTAGTACATAACATCGAGTAATGGTTCTTGTGTAGCGATTGTGGTTGTCCAAGTGTTAGGGGTGATGTTGTGAGCAATTCCCTGCACTTGGAGCTTCTTTTGAATAGTTGATCCACCAGGTTGGATATTGGTGATGTCGACTGTGTTAAAGAAGTCAAGGCTAAGAGCTGCTGTGATACCTGCTGAATAACTAGGAGTCATTAAATCTAGGGTAATAGTTTCAATGCGGATAGAAGTTTCTTTGCGGCTGGTTACATAGGCAGTTGCTAAGGCTAAAGCGTTGGCATCTGTCTGCATCAACATATCTGTAGCTGTAATGGATCGTGTAAAGTATTGGGCGATAGATGTGGCATCTGAGTTGGTCTGTGCTGTGCCACCGATTCGGGTCACAGTTGCCTTGTTCACAATAGTCTTGTCATCAAGTGCAAAGGTAATTCCTGCATAGTCAATGCCTGTGCCAGTTTGGTTAAAGATAGTCGCTGGAGCGCTTTGTGCGTCATACACGAATTGTCTGCCCTTAAAGGTTGCTACGCCATTCTCATCAATGTAGAACGCGCCCTGTTCTGTGAACTCAGCAGTCTGGATTGCTTCAAGGACTGTGCGAGTTGTGCCAGGGTCTGCCACGCAAGTTGTAGCGCCTGTGCCAATGCTGGTAAAGGCTGGCGGCCAAGCAATCATTGTTAGGATAGATTGCACGCGCTGAGCAGTTGTCTGACCTGCTGTGCCACCTGTTACGGTTGTGATGCCCGAGTTATACATCAAGCGGAATGCGTCATAACAAATAAAAGTCACATAGCCGACTTCTTGACCTGTTGGATAGGTATAGCGATATTCGGTGATGTAACCGCCAAATAAGCCATAAGTGTTACCAGCATAGATAGCAGATGCTTGTATCTTCCTAAGTGGCTGTAATAGCCCGAAATAGGGGCTAGAAGTGTTCTGTGGGTTGAAGTCACCGTCAGGATCAACGACTCTGATAGTTGCCTGACCTGACTCGTAATTATCCTGCAAAAGGTTGCGACCTCTACGAGTCGAGATATTAGTCGTCTGAGCAGAAACATCGACAATTACAGGAATGGCAGAAGCTAGTTCAGCAAAGCCCAGTTGTGAAGTACCCAAGATAAACGGGTTACCGAATGACGCTCCACCCGATAGATTTATCTTGACCGAAAGGGTTGCTGGTAACGCCATTAGACATAACTCGTTGAATAGTTAATCGGGATACCAGAAGCTTGATTGTTATAGATGCCTTGAGTAATCGCTGATACTAGATCGCGCTCTGTGGTGACCGAGCCTGCAACATTGACAGTAATGTTAGACATTTGCGCTCTGCCTGCTGCGCTTCGAGCCGCATCCATTTCGCTACCAAAGTCTGGGTAAAGTTTAAGGGCAGTATCTAATGCCGACTGTGATCCTGCTATTGGCGAGATTGCTGTAGCAGCAGCTACACCTGCCACCTGCGCTTTGCCAAGAGCCATACGCATACGCTCAAACTCAAACTCTGCACTTAATGCCTTTAGCGATCCAGCCAACATGGCAGTAGCAGAAGCCGCTTCTAGCTCTGCCTTAATTTTGCCTGCTAACGCTGCATCATTATCTTTAATCGCAATCAATGACTTAATACGCATTTGGGTTTCTTGATCAGTAGCAAAGTTAAGAGCTGCAAATAAGCCCACACGCTCTACATCAAACTTCTTCTTTAATTCTTCTAAAGCCTGCTGATCTGCTGTAAGTACAATCTTGCGAGCAGTTGCATCGTTGTCAATCTTCTTTAATGAGTTTTGAGTCTTTTGCAGTTTAAGGGCATTAGCGTTGGCTTTATCGATTGCTTTGCGTTGTCCTGGCGATTGGGCTGGTGTGCCTGCTGAACGAGCCTTAGCTCTTTCGCCTAAGCGCGACAATCCGCCTAATGGCCCTGCACTAACAACATCGCGCAGAGTTCCAAAGATAGGCGAAATCAAAGGTATATTTTTTATCTTGTTTGTAAGAACCGCTATACCATAAATGGCGTTACCAATCTGAGTAGCAAAGCCTTCCATTGCAGTTGTTGCTCCGCCAATGCCATTTTTGCCTGCAATAAGTTGCATCGCATCAAGAAGGTCTTTGCCAATAATCTCTTTAGCATTCTCAGAAGCAACTGTAAGTTTTGCCATTGATCCTGCATAGCCTTCGGCAGCAGCCAAAGCCTGACCTGAAAACTTTTGTGATAGTTCTTTAGTGATTAAATCCAAATCACCAGATGCAAGGGTTGCTTTGGATAAGCCTGCACCTAGACGGCTAAGAGCTGTGGTCTGACCACCATAAGCCTTTGCAAGCGCCATAGATACAGCGCCCAAATCTTTCCCTGTACCTGCTGCAATATCCAGCGCTAAGGCTAAGCCATCCTGTGACTTCTTAACGCTTCCTGTGGCAGTGAGCAAACTTCTAAAGGCTGGGCGAAGTTGATCATCAACAACACCTGTAGCCCGTTGTAAATCACCAATGAATTTTTCAACCTCAATGGCAGCAAAGGCATTGCCTGTATTGGCTAGAGCTAATCCTAGTGATCGTGCAGCCTTCTCATCAGCTGCAAAAGCCTTAGCAGCCTGCTTTCCATAATTGATAAGAGCCCTGCCACCAAAAGCAATACCAAAAGCACTAGCAAGTTTGCCAACTTGACCAGTTAATTGACTTACGCCTTTTTCCGCTTGCTTGAACGCTGACTTGCCAACGAACTCCGCGCCAATCCCAATATTAATATCTGGTTTACTCATGGTTTCCTACCTAGCGCTTTATAGAATTTTACTGATGAATTTTCTATTGCTTTTAATACAGCAGCATTTACTTTGCCTTGATCTTCTGCCCAAGCACGAAAGATTACGCGACCCTTAAACTTTTGAGAAGCGCGACCTGATTGACCTGCTTGG